ACACTAGCACCAGCATTACGCTGGTCAATCACCATCGCACCATTGATGACTCTATTTTTGAAACCCTGAGATACCCCTGTTGAGGCTTGTTGGGCTAAAGAGACTGCGTTTGTCATTCTGTTGCTCCTAATCTTTGGGCTTGTTCAGCCTTAAATGTTTCGTATGCTTGGCGAACTTCGGTTGTCCATGCCGCATTGCAAATGTCTTTAATCTTTTGTTCTTGGTCGCTAATGTCCATATCAGGAGTTAATACCCAACGATGAAATGTGCGGGATACAAACTCACCATCTCGTTCAATAATGGTAGCCTGACGGACTTGAATATTCCAATCATTTACGACTTCAATTTGGTCAATTTTTGTAGATTCTGTGAGTGCCATTTTTTATCCTTATGCTGATGTAAAGTAACAAAATTGCCAAGGTCCAATTTGGGTATTGTTGTTAACTATTGAATAATCAGAATTTGTTGTTCCAGTATTATTGCTAGACCATACTCTAGCAGATGTACTACCAATATTTACATAAGCACCCAATGCAAAATTATTTGCTGGCAAAGTCACAGCACCATAATAAAAATTATGTGCCGAATAACTTGCTGTTTCGTTTGTAACTGTAAATGGAAATCCTTGAATTTCTACATCTCCAGTCCAAGAACCTTTGTTTGTTAAAACAAGATATCCAGTTAGCAAAACAAATCTACCAATTTTTACATACCGACCACTTTGAAGTGAATATGCTTGAGAACCTATTGAACCGCCTGTCCCAACAATAGTTGGTGTCCAAGTTCCTTCTTCATAATCATCTAGCGTATTAGCGTCTGTGCTTGCTGATTGAGTAGCTGGAAATGTAATACCAGCACCTGATGCGGCTGGAGTGGCTCCGCCCACGCCAAGGGTTGTTGTAACCGATGGGGTTACTAAAGATAAACTAGAAGATAAATATGCGGAGTTTACCGCACCAGCCACCGCTGGAATCGCATTGAGCACGCTCGACACGAAGAACGACTCGGTGACCACCAAGTCGCCCGAAGATGCTGGGTTGGCTAGTACGACCGTCGTGCCACTGGTCGCTGTGTAGTCAGATGTTCCCAGCAACGCTCCGTTGCGATAGACGTTGATGTAGCCGGCCGTGTAGCTTGGTACCGAGAAACTTGTCTGCCCTGCCGTTGCGGTGAACTCGGTGACCGTGCGGTAGGCAGTAGTTGCCACGCCACTGGCAGGGATGCCTAGGAAGCGTACCGAGATGTTGCCCGTGCCCGATGGGGGTGCGGCGGAGAACGTGAGGGTGGTCCCGCTGACGGAGTAGGTCGTCGGGTCTTGTAAGACGCCAGAGACGGAGACAAGGATCGAGCTAGTCGTTGCGGGTGCTACAGATAACGTAAAGGCGGTCTGTGACCCAGTACCATTAAACTGGTCTGTTATGAACGCCGCGGTGGTTGGTTGTGCGCCTATGTATGACATAAGTTATTCCTTCGGGAAACGGTCTTTTACTGCTTGAATCTGGGCTTTCCATGCGTCTATGCCATCATGGAAGATGGTGTCAAACTGGTCGGCATATGAGGGGTAAGCTGCTGCTCTTTGTGCTTTGTACTCATTTGCTTTGACGTAGGCTTCTACGGCTACTTTGTCGTATTGGACTTCGTTACCGTTAGCATCGTAAGCGACATCGCCACGAACAGTTACTACGGATGGGTTAAGAGCAAAAATAGCATCATTAGTTCTCATGCCGCAATCTCCAATAAAGTAATTGTTGATGTAGACCCATCACTATTTACGCTAACAGAAGCAGCTACTGCTTGCTCGTTACCGAACTGAGTTTTATATGTTGTTGCTGAAGTTGTCGCTGGAGAATCTACATACGCAGAGGATACTCCACCAATCCAGTTGTAAGTACTTGATTCTGTATAACCACCATAGCCTTGGATTTTTATTAAAACAGTAGAGTTTCGCAATAATTGAATTTTTGCACCCGCCCCATTAGCACCCGGACCTTTTGAAATACCATTTTGACCAACTAACACAAGAATTTTACTTGTAGCCGATGTGGGTGTAATAGTGGCACTTAGCCCCGAATCAATATAGGTTGTTCCTGAAGTGGTAACACTAGTTGAAGTTGAGCCAGTAACCACTTGCAACACAGAACCCGCTGGCAACTTAGCTGCACTCGGAACCCCGCTTGCCAAAGAAGCATTTTGTATTGTACTTACTGGCATTATGGTAACTCCTTAATAAAGTCTTTTGCCTGTTCTGCGGTCATGGTATTGCCGTCTGCATCCTCCAACTGCGCCTTGTCTTCGAGGATGGCGGTCTTGAAGTTAGCGTAGTCGGTGTTGGCGGGGTCGAATGGGATAGAATATTGTTTGCCATTTTCAGTTTTAATGACATGATTGATCTGATTAAAATCAAGTGCTTTTGGTGTACCCAATTTATAATTTATCATTTATAGCTCCGCAGAAAAATCAACATAGCATGGAGTTCCATTAGGAATAATTAAAGCAGCTCGACCAGTAGTTAAACCGCCAGCAGAAGCGGTAAAATCCATTGCCCCTGTTGTTGATGAAGAAGAACCACCTATGCTGGTAACAGCTGGTACTACGGAGCCATCATAAATTCGTAATGTTGATGAGCCGCTATAACTAGCTGTTGGCGATGCTCGCATAGGGTTTCCAAAATTTGTTGAACATATAACACCAGATGTTGAAGCAGAAACCACACCAATTAAAAATGCTTGGTTTTGTGCTCCGCTACTTGAATACTTAACATAATACCTCTGACACAAAGCCAATTCAGCACCGTATGAACCGCCCGCTGTTGTGAAGGTCGTTGCCTGTGTGCCTACTTCGAGTTGTACGCCTGTGAGGTAGAAGGTGGCTCCGTTAGTGCCGACTACGCTAACTGCACTTGAAACTCCAACATAATTTGCACTAGCCCACGCACCTACTGGACCAGCGTTTGTAGAGCCCACACCAAGACCAAACCATATTTGAACACCAGTACCGTTTGTAGCGTTCCATGTTCCGCTTTGGTCGCCAGCAACAGTAATTGACTTTTGTTCCCAAGTATTTGCAGATGAAATTGTGTAAGTAAATGGATAGCTTCTTGTTCCACCGTTATTAAGGCATAAACCAAAAGTTCCTGTTAAAGAGCTACGCACCCAAAATGATAGGGTTACAGTCTTGGCATTTGCAGTTCCCCAATTTAGGTCTGCTAAATTATAACCTTCAATACTTTGAAGAACGGCATAAAAATCACCAGCACCTATTGAATAAGCTGATTGCGAAGTTACACCTAAATAATTAGTAAACCCCGCTGGTGGAGTTACTGAGCCAGCGTTTTGTTGAACAATTAATTTGCCAGTTGTTGTTTGAACAGCGTTCCATCTATCAAGTGTGTAGCCACTAATGGTGTTAGCTGTAGCAGTTCCACCATACCTTTGGTCAATAGCCATGTTGGAATTTATGATGCGGTTCTTAAAGCTAATACCCAAATCACCCTGAACATTGCTATCTAAAGTACTCCAGCTAACCGTTCCCTGACTTGGCGTAATTGCCTGAGTCGTGGTGCTGAGGTAACGCACGTAGACGTTATTGGTTCCGCTTGATGGAGCAGAGGTAAATGTAATAGTCGTACCGCTGATGGTATACGCATCGTTAGGTTGCTGGACTACGTTGTTGACTACGGCTTCAATGTCATTAACAGAGGCTACCGTGCGGGATAAGGTAAACGCAGTCTGGGCGCCTGTGCCATTGAAGTAGTCAGTACCAGAGATAAAACTCTGGGTGGTTGGTGTTGAGCCTATGTAGGACATTGTTAGCCTCTTAGGTAATGTTCAATACAGAAGTGATAACGTCGGCAGACGACGCGGCAGATGTAATCACCTTGAGCGCATCGCTGGTGATCATTACCGTCTTTTGATCGCCACCGACAACCACCAGAGAGCTGCCGACGGGAACTACTGCGTCTTTGATGAGGTAGTAGTCTACCGCAGAACGTGTGATGTACGCGCTGGCGGTGATTGGTGATGTCGTGGTGTTTGCAAACGACAAACCAATGATGGTGGTCTGTGTGCTTGCGCCAACCGTCACTACCGTGGCGGCAGAAGTGCCAACGTTCTTGTTAACGTAACTTGTAAATGTATTTGCCATTTCTTTTCCTTATCCTAATGCGATTGCCATTGCTACGGCGGTTCCAGCGGGGTCATTTAACTGCACGATGCTTGAACCCGCCGCGTTTTTAAAGTAAGCTACGCCATCGGCAATGTTTAATCCGAGTTCACCCAACACCAAGTTTCCAGTTGTTGGCTGTGTACTTGCCGTGCTGCTGTAGTATAAACTAATTGGTGTAAAACCTGCCTGTGCCATATCTATTCCTTATAATACTCAAGATTTTTTAGTAATCTTTCGTCATTGGGTTCAAATTGTAATGCGTTGGTGCCGTGCCTAATTGCTTCTTCTTTAAATCCTAACCTGTAGGCTGCGATTGCCGCAAGATCGTGCGGCCTTGCCTTCCAGTTGTTTGCGTCAATTGTGTACGTGTAGGTACACTCTGTCAGCCTGAGTGCGTTACATGCCGCGCCGTAACACTCCTCCCATAATCCTTTTCTGTAGCACGCCTGTGCTAACTCACACCACGTCTCACGCACGCCCGCGTCTTCTGAGACTGCCCTGCGGTACCAACCTATGCCGTCATGTCCTAAGTTATCGTAGCAGTTACCGATTAACCTAAATGCGTAGGCTCGTTCGTTGTTCCACGTCGCCTCTGGCATAGCCAAATACTTTTGCAGTGCCACAATTGCCTCATTCCAACGCTGGTAGTACGTTAACTCCCTGGCGTAATAAAACGCATTACGTGGACAGCTTGGGTCTTCCTTGACCGACATCTCCAGCAGATCTAAGTACTGACCCCTTGACTTTGTCTCGTCGGGGTGGTGCGTAATCATCAACATCTCACTATACGCAAACACTTCCTTGGTCCGATGGTCTGGCCTAATGTACTCGTGGCACGGATGGTGCCAGTGGTAACCCTTGCGGGTGTGTACCTTCGTACTGTAAAACACTTTACCGTGCCCCCAGTCAAACTTATAACTGAGTCGGGTGGTCTCTGGTGTCCAGAGACGCTCTAATTCTTCACGCCAGCCTGGCTCTAACTGCTCGTCTAGGTCTAGCGATATGCAGACATCGATGTCTGCGGGAAGTAGCGCCAAAGCGGCATTCCGAGCATGATCGAAGCGCCAAGGAGAAATGCAAATGCTATGAACAACAGCCCCATACTTTTTAGCCTCCTCGACCGTACTATCCGTAGAACCAGTGTCGGCGATCATAATATAATCCGCTAACTTACTGGACTCGCAGAATGTCTTTACAAACTGCTCTTCATTTTTGCTAATCGCATATACGGCGATTTTCATGTGCTACCCCTAATTAAAATGTACCGCCACTCACTCCAATGTATGCCGTTGCGGTTATTGTACCAGCACTAAAGTCACCGTTGGTATCGCGCTGTACCAGCGCGCTTGCGGTGTTAGCACTTGCTGCCACTAATGACGCACCCCACGCCGTGCCGGTAGATACTGCCACGCCAGCGGCTGGGTATGTCGTAGGTCCTGTGTCACCAGTTGGGCCGGTTGGGCCAATTGGTCCAGTCCATCCTGTCGGACCGGTTGGGCCTTGGGGTCCGGTGTCACCTGTCGGACCAGTCGGTCCCTGAATGCCTTGCGGACCAGTCCATCCTGTAGGACCTGTGGGTCCTTGTATTCCTTGCGGGCCAGTCCAACCAGTTGGGCCCTGTGGTCCGGTGTCGCCTGTAGGACCCTGTGGTCCAGTAGGACCTTGCGCGCCACTAACAATTGCCAAGAACAATGGCAAGTTGTTTGCAAAATTTGTTGTACCAGTACCACCCGATGCTGTTAATGTTACCGGAACTGTCCAGTAGCTATTAATTGTGTTGGGGTTAACGTTGGTTGGCGTGCCGTTAATTGTCCAAGTCTGAAAGTTTCCACTAACGGTTTGATCTTGGATTGTAATGACCTCGGTATTTACTAGCGTCGCTAGGAAAATATCGATGTCAATATTATTATCAGTTAAATGATGAACATTAATCTGTGTTGCACTGGTTTGTGTGGCATTATTCCAGATAATAAATCCGGCGGTCGGGTCACCACTTGTTATTGTGGTGTTTGCCATGTACAAAAACAGACTAGACGATGAACCTTGTGGCCCTGTCGGTCCGGTGGCGCCTTGTATACCTTGCGGACCTGTCGGGCCAATGTCACCAGTTGGGCCAGTTGGTCCCTGTATCCCCTGTGGTCCAGTTGGTCCTAGTGGTCCAGTATCACCAGTGGGGCCTTGGATTCCTTGTGGACCCGTGGGGCCCTGTATGCCCTGTGGACCTGTTGGGCCTATCGGTCCAGTGTCGCCTGTCGGACCAATCGGTCCGGTGTCACCAGTTGGTCCTACGGGACCTATTGGCCCAGTGGGTCCTTGTATTCCTTGCGGTCCCTGCGGTCCCGTGTCACCTATTACTCCCTGTGGTCCAGTATCACCTGTCGGACCAGTTGGTCCTGTATCGCCTGTTGGGCCAGTCCAGCCAGTGGGTCCTAGTGGACCGGTATCGCCAGTAGGGCCGGTAGGTCCTTGGGGACCAGTCCATCCTGTTGGACCCGTAGGTCCTTGCGAACCTGTTGGGCCTTGCGAACCGGTAGGGCCTGTTGGGCCTTGAGGTCCTTGTGGGCCTGTTGGGCCGGTAGGACCGCCAAGATTGGAAATATCTTGTAACTGAGTCTGTTTAGTAACTCCGTTTTGGACAACAACAGTTAGCTCGTTACCTGTTAACGGTCCCGCTACTTGTAGTTGTGTTATTGAACGGTCTGCCATTTATGTCTCTTTATGTTTTTATATCGCCAGACTCGCCAGCATTTGGTGGTGTGCCATCAATAAAAAAGCTATCGTACTGCGTACTGTTATTTGGGTTACCCTGGGTAACTAACTGCTGACCCCCAACCGGCCCCGTTGCCACAGATACATCTGGGCGTGGGAAACGCAACGCAATATTTTCTGTCTGACGCGCTGGTAATCTCCAGGGGTCGTAGTTGTCTTTATCTTCCGCACACACGCGCATGCCCGGAAAGTTAGGGTCAGGCATTAAATCTGTGTATGCAAATTTTCTGCTGCAGCGATCACATATCGCCACCGATAGTACGCTGTTACCTCGAGTGTCAAGGTAAACTGGCATATTAGCTTACTTGGTTAACCGTTGCAATTACAGATGGAATTGCAGGATATGCAGGTGTTGTACCCGCTGGAAGGTGTTGTAAAGTTAACGTAGCAACCGTTGGCAACCACATAATTTCAACGTACTGACCGGCTGTCATACTAAGAAAAATATTCCAAGAGGCTACACCATATCCAAAAATGCCGGCGCTTTTACGGGCCGGAATTGTTACGTTAGTTGCAGATTTTGGTACGTCTACGCCGTTAATGCGAAACCAAATGGTTACTATTTCTTGCGTATTTTCTACGTTTTCAAATTGCGCGCTAAACTGAACGTTATAGTCCCCAGTTACGGGCACAGTCAATTGACTACCGCTTGCTAATGTAACCCCGCCAGTAATATCCGTGGATGTAAATGTCATTGCAGTGCCGGCGGTGATGCTGCCAGTTTGGTCTGCGTCGCTACTAAACGCGCCGTGATTAAAATAACTATCACGGACAAAGTCATTATATGTGGATATTGGGGTTTGTACGTTAACACCACTTTGAACTAATGGAACTAATTCAGCACCAGTTAAAGGCGTTGTTGCGCTCGGCATTGCCGATATTTTTGTGTCAGCCATGTTAGCCTACCTCTAATTGAATTTTAAAATCATTTTGCTCAAGCACGTAGCCCGAGTTTTCCATTAATATGTAACTTGTAACAACTGGTGCGCCGTTGTGGTATAAATCTACAACGCCGCCGTCCCCAACATCTAATCCAAACTCATTTACCGCGGCTGGATTATTTTGAGCGCCGACACCGAGGGCAAACCCGTCGGTGGTGTTTGCTTGATTTGCTACGCCAGAAAACCCAACGTATGGCATATTAGGCGATACCGGCTTGAATTACAGTTAGTGTGGCTGTACCTGTACCCGCTGTAATTACAACTTTAATTGCGGCGACTGGGAATGCGTAGTTGCCGTCTGCATTGGCAATTTCGCCAGCAATTGTTGGGTGATCAAACCATACTGGGCTTGCGGTTGTCCAAGGGTTGTCAAATGTGTGCTGAACGGTATATGTTGGGCCGCCAGAGATTACAACACCAAAACCAACGTTAAATGGAGTTGAATCCAAATTCATTGGGATAATAGCGCTGGAACCTACATCGGTTTGGGATACTACTTGCTGTCTCATAATTTCTCCTAGACGGTGAAAGAGGCGGGTTTCCCCGCCGTCTTAATTAGTTATTAGTATAACCAGAACCGTATGGAGTAATTGTGCCATCAGCGTTGCGACCTGTGTACTGAATAGACAATACGCCGGCAGAAGCTGCCTCGGATGCTAAAGTAACTGTGCAGTCATAGCCACCAACGTTAGCCAATAGGTTAGCTACGGCGGCAGATGCAGTGAAACTAACTGCTACTTTGCCTAATGCAGTAGTTGTCAATGTACCAACGGCAGTTGTTACGCCGTTAACGGTCAAGCTAACTGCGCGTGAGGCTGCGCCAACTACGTTTAGGTAGCCGTCAATGGAGTGAATGATAGAGCCAGGGGGGATTACAGCGGTTGCTGCAGCTCCGGCAACAATAGCTACTTGTTTGGAAATTTGTGATGCGCCAGTTGTGTCGGCAGAAGTTGTGCCGTCGTTGCTGGTGGTTTGACGCGTATTTAAACGCATTGGTACTGTAAATGTGCTAGACATTATTTGATTCCTTATCTCAGTGGGTATCCCAAGCTGTCTCTGAGTCGTCTCACCGGGAAGTTACGGTGGTCAGAATGGGATTAATCTTCCTATAACTACTAATGCAAATTAAACAGAAAAACCGCCCTAAATAGTAAAAAAGCCACCCTTGTGGGGTGGCTTTTAGGACTACTGGGGTGCTGATTAAACGCCTGCAGTACCGTAGATGTTACGTGCATCGTGCCAGCCGGTAGCATAACGCTCGGTGGCTTTGTAGCGCATAGAATCAGTCTCGAAGTCACCTTCCATGGATTTCTCCATTGGACGACGCATTACGAGCATGAGACCATTCTCAGCATCGGTCTGTACCCACCATGCCTTGGAAGAGCTCAAACGGGTTACAACGTGTGTACCCTTTGGAAGCATTCCAGTGGACTTGATTGGGTTGAGATCGTTGTCAGCAGTACCAGAACGGAGGACAGACTTGAGGATTACCTCTGCCTGGAACTCAAGTGCTGGTGGAACTACTAACTGCTCTGCCTTCAAACGAATACGCTTACCATTGTTGTCAATAGCGCTGCGGATCTGAATGAGGATCTGCTCAACAGAAGTCTGTGACAAGCTAGCAGCAGTGCTTAACTGGTTGCTGTATGTCAGACCGTTAGCTACAGGGTGGGCTGTGTTTACTAAAGTTACGCCATCACCGCCAACATAGCCGGCTGTGAATGCAAAGTTTAATAAGTTAGCGCACAATGTCTCTTTGGTCTCAATCATAGACTGAGCTAAGTGCTTGGCGAAGGTGCTGCCGATACGGATGTGATCACCGTCTTCCATCAATACCTTGGTCAAGGCATATGCCAAGCCATAGATTTGATAGATGAAACGTGTGATGTACAGAGTACCGCCCTGGTCATAGCTGACAGGAGTTCCGTCAGGCATCGCAGGTGCGGCATTCATACCGAACAGCATTACTTCTTCGTGATAATTACGTGGAATACCTTGGATCTGCTCTACAAATCCCTTCCACTCGTCAGCGCGTTGTTCATAAACGCCATCAAAGACTTCGTTGATAATCGGCTCGACTACCGCACGAAAGTCTGTACTACGCATTGGGGTTGCCATGTTTAGTTCCTTTCGTTGTTAATTAAATCGAGACCTTAGGCGCTACAAACGTGTTGTTAGCGATTTGGACCTGAACAATCGTGTAAGTGTCACCCCAAGCGTTTAATTCGCCTGTTGGATAAGCTACTTCACGGCCTAGACCTACTACGCGAACTTGTCCTTGAACAGTGGTAGCAACAGGAGTTGCCAACAATGCTGTGGTGGAGAAGCCTGCGCCACCTGTACCAATGGTATAACCGTCGGTTACTCTTGAACCTGTGGTTGTATCAAAGTTGTACTGACGACCGATAGAGGCGGTAGTTGCTGAACCGTTTACTTGAGCCTCATAAACGAGTGATGGGTCTGCGAAGATCCAAAATACGATTTGAGTAGCTGCGTCTAAAGTTGCCTTAGATGCAGACTTGCCAACAGTACGACGGCCTTCAGCGGTTGTATATTCTACACCGTCAAATACGCCATATACGGTGCCAGAGGCAGCGGTTTGGTTTGCAATGGTCAATTGACCCGAAGCGGTAAGACTTACTGGTTGGTACTGGTAAAAAGTTTCGCCAGCACTCAAAGAGTAAGGAGCTGTAAATGTAGTACCAGTGACGAAAGTGTTGGTTCCAACGAATGGAACAGCACGATCAAGACCACTTGGATGATACACCGGCTTCAGACCAAAGGGTTTAAATGTTGTGGACATTTATAGTTTTCCTTTGTTAATTTTTGAAGAATGTTATGAGAAACGAATATTACTATTCGCCTTTGCGGCCTCTTTGTCCATTTCCAAAATTCCACCCTCAAGAATTGATCTACCGCCTTTACCTTCCTGAGCAGTGCTCCGGACGTTTGCGGTAATGTTACGCTGGTGCTCGAGGGGATCCTCAAGGTGCAGCATACGCATCACTTCCTGATAGATTTCTTCTGGTAATTTGAAGAGAACCATTTCGTTACAGCTAACACAGCCTTCAAACTTGCCCGAGCTCATTTTACCTAGCGATTCAAAGCCTTTTCCTAATTCGGCGGCTTTCACTGGCTCATAACCCAACGCCATGCGTTTGTCGATACTGTCATAATTATTTGTGGTGGATAACCAGCACAAATGGAATCCAGGAATTACTCCCCCTGGAAGGTCTGGCAACGCGCTATTTTGCCACTTATCTCTGAACGCCTCTGCACGTTCGCGCTTTGATTTTGCGTTTGGATCTTCCGATGCCATACGATCTTTTACTTCTTCGACTCGATCTATTAAACGATCTTCTAAGTCGCGTTTGATTCTTGTATTTGCCATGATAATTATCCTTTGTTAGCGCGATCATACGATGCGTATGCGCGGATCATTTTGTTTCGTTTCTCAACATCGTCCCACGCACCAGCGTCTTTAATTGCCTGAACACGGTCACGACTTAGCGTAATGGTTCCAGGCTTTGCGCTGGTTGTGTTTGCCACCCGGCTAGAGGCCGTTGGGCCCGCTCTACGGGTTTGCTGACCGCCCTTTGAGGTGTAGCGGTGTGGCAGACGTGCCGATAAACGATTGTCTAACTCTTCCCAGTACTCGGAATCACTTGGATCCCAGCCATCTGCTGCGAGTTCTTGATCAATTACCTTGGCGATTCTACTATCTGTATCTCGAGCCTGCGGGTCGTACCAAGAGTTTTTCTTTAACCACTGAGTCGCGTTGCGTTGTACTTCTTCTGCAATCGGGGTTGGTACGTTTTGCTTGGGAGCTTTTGCCTGCTCGATTTGTTGTTTTTTGTAGTACTGAGCTTGTTGTAGGCGCTGTTTTGCGTCCGTTAACTGCTCTAAGTACTCTACCTGTCCTGCCGCGTCATTTTCTTGCGCAGCCTGCAACATCTTCATCTTGGCGTATTCTACACGAGTTGCCTCGTCTTCGATTGCCTTATCGATCTGTGCAAACTGATACGATGCCGCGGTGTTCTCTAGCTTGATTAAACGCTCGGCCAGTTCGGCATTGCGTCGCTCGAGTGCACTAATTTTGTTGCGGGACGTTGCGTCGCGTTGTTTATTTAATTCTTTTTTGAGTCTACGCTCTTCTCTGCGCGCCTCTCGAATCTTTTCGCGGTCTTCGTCGGTTTCTTCAGGATCGGAATCCACCTCGCCACCATCGGCAGCTTCTACGGGCTCATCTTCGTCCTGATCGCTGTCTTCGACAGCATCATCTTTTTGTTTTTCTTCGTCTGGAAAGTGATCAACATGCTCATCCAGTTTGGCTAAAACGGAGCCATCGTTTTGTTCCTTGATCGGAACGTCTTTTTCATTATCTGCCATAATTTTCTTTCAAAATTAGTCTACAAACGCCTTCATCTTCTGCGCATGGTCAAACGACTTGATGCGTGAGATGATTTCACGTGCCTGGATGGTAATAAACACCACGGGGGCGCCTTCATCATCTGGGCTTACAACAAAACGGTCACCGCCGTACTTGATGGTTCTAACCAAATCGCCTTCTTTGCACCAAGGGCCTTCAATCCAAGGCTCTAAGGTATCTGGCGACTTATATGCTAGTGGGCCAATCTGGCGTACTTTAGCTACAGTCTCATTGAAACGTAACGTCTGCCGGGTTTCATCAACTAAAATGATTCCGCCCTTGCTTCTATCCTTCTCCCGTCGTAACTGCACTAAAACACGGTCTCCGGCTACTTCAATACCTGGATCAATGTCCGGAAAGCATTCAGCTTCCGAGCGAAGATCTGGGTCTTCCTTTTGTGATAAATCAAATGCCATGCGGCATCTCCTTTCTTGAATCTTACGATTCGTCTTCGTCGTCTTCCGTTAAAATCTCGTTAATAATATCCAACGTAATCTTAAAGCCCTCGTGTCGGCCCACCAATCTCTGGTAGTCCTCAAACGAATTTACGTTAGTTCCCGCGGTAACGGATTCCGCTAGTGATTTTTGCTCAGCCTTTACACGACCGATAATTTCAGATATAAAGTCCTTCATAATCTCACTAATGCAAGTATATGAAGGATTCCGCCCTAAAATTAATAAAAATTGCCGCCTTTAAGTTCATTAAGATTTTTGCCTGGACCGACTGGCTTACCATTTCTTAATTTAGCTTGGGCTGCGCCCCGCTTCCAGTTGTTGTCACGATGCGAGCCGGATGGGCCTGCATCGAGAGTTTTGTCTTCTGGGCCGCCGCCGCTAGATAGTTTACCAGTTTCCTGGTATGTTTGACGAAAGCCTTGTAAATTTTCGGCCATATTATACTCCTGTGGTGGGTTTTGGTTGTAGTGCTGTTTGTACTGCCTGTTTTGCTACCTCAGCTTCGTTTAAAAAATGTTGCCGTTCAATCTCGATACCATGCTGACGGATATCTTTCTCTGCCTCGTTTACTGCCTGGATACCAAGCATTGCCTGCTCTTGTGCCAGCGCAATCTCTTGGTTTGTTAGTTGTGCCTGGGTTTGCATGGCGGCTACCCGCTCGCGCGAGGAGTTGTTCATGCTGTTAATTGCGACGTTGGTAGAGTTTTTCTGGTTATCCAACTCGGTTTGTACTTCGTACTTGCCCTGTAACTCCAGCACCTTACGCTGCAATTCCGCAATCTTAAGCTCGTAGTCTTGCTGGCTCTTTTGCTGATCCATCTGCATCTTAAACTGGGCCTCTTGCTGTTTGCGCTGGGTCTCTGCCATCTGGGTCTTGAGGATAACCTGTGCGGTTGGGTCCTGGGACGCGATCTGTTCCATCTTAGACTGCTGCGCCTGCGCAACTTTCTGAGCCAACGCCTGAATCTGTTGTACGTATGGTTGCATAGTCATCTGCGAATCTTGACCTACCATTTGTGACGCTAATGCCAGGGCCTGTTGGGCCTCTAGGTCCAGTGGCTTCTCTTGGTGCAGCTCTAGCGTGTCTTTGCCACCAGATGCCTGGGCCACGTACGCGCGCATGGACTGCAAGTAGTGCAGCGTTAAGTGTTGCTTGATGTGCTCTAACGCGTTGGGCGCGAATGTTGGTCCAATCACTGGGTTGCCACCATACGCAGGGTTCATCGCATACTCTAGGTGAATCTTGATATGGCTGATGTGGTCTTGATCTGGGTATGCTGCGGCGGGACGTCCCATAGTCATGGCAACGTTTTCTAGCGCAGGATTGGATTCTTTTGCGCCCAACGGATTGGGTAGTATCTCGTCAACAGACGGCACCTTTAATTGGTTTAATACTCTACGATACACCGCACGGATGTCAAACATTCCGGGTGGCGCAGACGCCGCCATTTGTAGCAGCGCTTGGTTCTGAGCTAGGCGCTGTGTCTCAGAGAAAATGTTGGGGTCGGACACTGGGCGCACGTCGTTGTTGTACGCAAAGTCACGAACCTCAATTGCCTCGCCGGACTGGTTGTCCATGTCGGCCAAGTACCAGTGGTTAATTCGTGATACAATCGCCAGCGACTTAGCCTGGCTGCGATGTAGGCGTGCGTGAATGCTGGAAAATACCTTGGCGCCCTGCTCGATGAGAGCCTGGGCCGTACCGACCGGCATGTTGTTGTTTGCTTCGCCAATCTTTTCTTCGGCGGTGGTTACTACACCCTTTGCCGCGTCAGTTAACCAGCCCAGTAAGTTAAACAATACACTGGACGGTTGGTTAAACGGCATTGGCATCGCAATCTTGCGAACGTCGTCTACTCCAGGTGCTCCCTCAATTTCTACTACTTGCGTAGGTTCGATTCGATCGCTTTGGCCACCAATTCGTCCACCCTTGAGCTTAAGTAGCGTTTGGGAATTGTTAATATGCGCCGCATCAAGGAGAGCACGTAAAGCGCCAGTGAGAGCAGCGCTAAGGCCGCCAATAAGATGGGGGAGACCAATAGCATAAGCGCCACGCCAAGGGATAAATTTAAACTCGACATACCAGTCCAGTTTTTCAAACTTCTCATCATTTGCTTCCCAGTTACGATACAGGCCCAAGACTTTGCTTGTGGTCTCATCAATCATTAAAATGTATGGGGCACGTTGGCCGTCTGTCTCCGCGTCTTCTTCCAAACGCATGAAACATGTAATCTCATAAACACGACGCAATCCGTCAATGTTCTTCGAAGGCATGTCCTTGCCCTCGATCTTGTTGTTTGCTTTTTCAGATCTTGTCTGATCATTTAACGGAGCGTCAGACGAATACTCGCTGTCGATGTCGATATAAATACCGGCCTCAACACGTTGCAAAAATGTGTCTTCGGTAATGTCTTGCACTTCGGTTACACGTTGCGCGGTGTAGAAGTTAGTAGACGAGTATGGTAACAAAATGTTATCAATTGCAACCCACTCGCAGATTGGACGCTTTTGTTCTTCGTCCCAGCGCCACTTAAGGAACTGTGATCCACCAAGTGGCAACTGAGTGAGCAACTGCTCCATCTCGTCGCGGTACTCTTGTATTTGTTCGGTTAACTGCCAGTTAAGGAAGTTAACCTTACGATCTGCCGTCTCTTCTTTTAATCGGTCCGCTTCGCCCTTGATGTTAGACTTAACTAAGCCGTCGGGTGGAAGTAATTCTTTAGCCGTTGACGCAGCGAAGTCAACGCAGGCCTCTGCCATAACCGGGTGCACCACCTTGGAAGCGCCGTCAAACGTCGCCCCTCCTGGCGCATCTTTTCCAAGCCCAGTTCTACGCAATCCTTCTTCATACTGTTTATCTCGCTGTGTGCGTGACTCTTTGTCGACGTCAATTAAGTCCAGGTACTCTGTGGCCAGGGTTTGTAATGTGCCCTCATCTAGTGACTCTGCCAGGTTTTCATAAAACTCTGGGTTCTTGCGTGGGCTTTGTTTTTCTTGATAGTTAATTACAACAGAACCATCTTCTAACTCGATAACTTCCTCTTCAACGTCACCAGGTTCTAATCCCAGCGCGTCTTCGTAGTAATCCATCTCCGCATCTTGTGCCATGGCCTTTTGAATGTTTTCTTCAGTGTCAAGGCCCGGCAAATTTGCACCAGACTGAATAGGTAGTATTGGATTTGCCATTATTTTTTAATCTTTTTTGAAATTGCGCTTGCCGCTTTTTTGATTGGCTTTGCAAATGGGAGGACACTTAATCCGGCAATTCCGCCAGTCAAGGCGGCGCCACCAGTTTCTCCCTGTTCTAATTGTCGTTTCATTTCTGGTCCTGCATCAACAATAGATGTCGCCATCGAAAGCGGGTTTAAAAATTGAAGTGGTAAATATTCTGTTTGCTGCCCCTCAGAGCCAGTTCCAAATAATCTGTCGGCCGGTCTCTCGCCAATCAAACTTGCTATTTTGTCGCGCATCCAAGTTGTTGCTGTTTGGGGTTGTGCTTGAAACGTTGGCTCAGCTTGTGGCATTTGATTTGCCATTTCGTAGTCATATGCTTGCATTAACGCCCGCAACATTTCTGGGCTCATTTGATTTGAGGACCCCCCGTTAGAAAAAAACTTGGGCTGTATGCCAGACTCTTCCATCAACGCCTGTTGCGGAGTCTTTAACATACCAGGAGAGGCGGGGGTCATCCCGGCGTCTTCCATTAGCATTTGTTGTGGGGTCTTTAGAAAGTTCATTTTGAGCGGGTAGTTATTCCTATTTATACTAATGCACAAAACTTAGGGGATCCGCCCTACTGGGCGTAGGGGTTGGCAAATCGCTTGCTCATGTCGTCGTCCACGTAACTATAGTCTCGAGCTGGTAGCGGGTCGAGTTGGATCCATCCAGAATCACGTAGAACACGCAGCGCTTGCGAGAGGGAGTCGACGTAGTCGTCGTGTCCTCCAGCCTCTGGAAATGAACATACTTGACGCAGAAAACGTTTTGCCCAGTCTGCATATTCTCCCTTGCGTTGTGGTTCCTCTGGTATCCAAACCTTGCCCTTAGACACCAGTGGTGCGACAATGTTTAATCGTTGTACCTTATCGGCGCGGCCAGGATTGTACCCCCTGACAGGGACACCGGCGCCCTGGAGCTCCTGGATCAGCGAGATACCCGCCGACTTGTCTTCCATCAGGATCAGGTCCGCCTTTCGGCCCTTGCCAAAGTCATTATCGGCGCCGTAGACGACCTCCTTGAAGTCGTTGATTACCTTCCTACGTAGCTCCGGGTAGGACAGGTGCTCATCCCAGGCGTCCAATAAAATAATTGCCGTCCCAGAGTCTATTTGCTCAAACACGCCCCAGATGGTGCAGGCGGTCGGGTCGTTCATTGTCTTCTCAGAAGTCGCCGGATCATACGACGCAATGACATACTCCAGCGTTGGAGTCGGCTTGTTGGCCGGCCACAGGCGGAACTGTTTGCGCTTGATGATGCCGGACTGCTCCGGGTCAAGGATCTCGCCATAGATCTCTTGGCGGCCAATGTCAGTGCCGTCGTAAGTCTCAAGCTGTTTGAAGAACGTCTCTGAGAGGTTGGCTCTGTTGTCATAAGACGAGGCGTTTGACACGTACACGTCGCCGCCTACTTTACCCTCGTTTAGGTCTACAATTAATTCTTTTGGCTTGGGTGTGGTGGTAATAATCTGCTGCACTCGGGGGATGCGTGGGTCCCGTAAGCGGAGCGTAAACTGTACGCCATCGTAGGCATCGTCGATGTAATCAAATGCACACAGCTCGTCAAACCAGGCGCCGTGATATTGCTTACCTCGGTAGCGCTCAGGCTCCGAGGCTGGTATCCCCTGTATAAGAGATCCATTTGTAAGGGTGATTTCAAACAGGGACTTGTTGTAGTCTCGAATAAGTGACGGGGGAATGATATTGAGAAGTCCAGAGTCCCCCTCGAAACAAGTTGCACGTATATCGTTTGAGGTGGGGGCGGTGACGAGCCAGCGGGTGTTGTCATACAGCCAAGCGCGGATACCAATCCAATGGCTAGCAGTGTGCGTCTTACCAGACCCGCGGCCGGCAAGCATAAGAAACGTATCATATTCGCCATCGTCTGGCTCCCGTTGGTGCGGCAGTGCCTGTAGGTGCCACTTGACCTGCCAAACGGCGGCCTCGAGCTGGTCCTTAGGCCAGTGCGTGCGTGCTTGTGCGAACTTCTTTAATTCAAGTTCCTGTTTTGGTGTTAACGACATGAAATAAAACCCTCTCCTACGAGATAGCTGTTATCCGGCCCGTCTGTCTCGATGTGAACACAGGTCTGTGGCTGGATCTTTGTAATTTTTTCAATATACCTACGCGCCTGGTGTATCTTTATCGGCTTAGATACCTGATTAGGTACCAACTTTAGCCTGGTTTTAAAGGTTAGCGTGTAGGTACTATTTTTTTCTGTAAACGCGAGGTTAGTCTTGCCACCTAGCGACTCAACAAGGCCCTGAATTGACAGCGCCGTGCCGTAATGTGTGGTAGAGAACCTAAACAGGTCCCTACGCGGCGAATATTGGCGCGGTTTTGCAAACAAAATGCCACGCAGCAGCTCAATTCGCTGTTCTTTGTCCGCAAGCAGGTAGTTTGCCGGTATTTTTGTTGGGATACTAGGTGCTAATTGTGACTCTATGGTCGGCGATATGGTAAACTGACGCCAGCCGTTGTGTATTGTCTTGCGAATCTTGACCTTGTACCCAAATTCTTTGAGCTGGCGCTCTACTTCTTCTTGTGTTGACGGGGTTGTCGTAAAAAATCCGCTAGGTTTGCGGTTTATAAACCAAAATCCAAACACAAACGGTGGGACTGGTAGGGTCTGGTGGGGTAACTCGATGGGTTTTGTGGTAGGGATCGAGTAGATCTTACAATTTGTATCGTCTTTCAGGTCGCCATCTAGCAACGTCTCCACATTCATCGGCTTTAGTGGCCGCCTAAAGGGGTGGTACCCTTTGTATTGTATGACTCTGTCCCTATATTTAAAGTTTTCCACTAAAAATTCTAGGCGCTTGTCGCCAGAAATTGTCAAGTAGTCATTTAACATGACCTCGTAGCAGTCGTCTGAGAAGTATTCCTGTACCAACTTTACCCGCACCGGCTTACCATTCCGGTCAAACAGGTAGTCACCCGGCTGGATTTTGTTTGCCGGTTTCCAATAGTCCAGGGTCAGGACTTTTTGATTTGCTAGTATGGCCATAAAAATTATCTAGGACCCACAGGTCCAACCAACGCCCTAACGGCGTCCTAATTTTGTTTTGGATCTCTACGGGCAGCCGGTTAATGTCCAGGTGCTCGCAGACCTTTAAACGAAACTCGATGTACCTAGCCGTCTCTTTGTCCAATATTTCAACTGGCGCGTCGGCAGAGTCAAAGTAGTTCAGATCACAGACTAAGACACGGAACCCCCTAAGTCTTCCATTGGAATCTTCTAGGGCACCCTGGATCTGATAAACATATTCGTTCATACATCTACTAATGCAAACATTTGATTATTATAGCCCCAATAGTTTTTAACTATCAATTTTGCTCGCAGAAGCGCGGCACTTGCGGCACTTGCGGGGGTATATTCCAGGTTTCCCTCTATCTTTATTTTTTATTTTTTAAAAATAATAAAAATAATAAAGTAACCCCCGCAACCCCCGCATCCCCGTCGAACATCAAGGACTTAGCGCATTTCGTTTCACATTGTGAAATTTACTATACAAATTTTACAAAAAAAAATTTAGAAAGTCGGTTTTTGTGGGGAATGGAACGAGCTTGGGGTCTGTGGGGCCCCCGGGCCGCCGCCCCGTCACGGGACCCAAATTGGTGCATCGCAATATAAAAAAGCCCCCCGTGCACCAAAATGGTGCACAAATTCACCGCCTTGGTGCGCGTGCACCAATCTGGTGCACAGCTCGAGCGCGCCGATGTAAGTGAGCGCTTACTAACATCGTGGCACCGCGCCCCCCTGCCAAGTAGCGCATAGGTTAGTGAGTACTAACATCTAGGTTAGTAAGTACTTACTAACATGGCAGTCCGAGCCGAGCGCCCACTCTGTCCCCATTATTAGCACTCGATGTGCCTGAGTGCTAAGTTAGTAAGTGCCAACTAACTTAGCTGGCTGTTAGGGTTTCCCCTAGTTGACGGATTGGGCGCGTTTTAAAGGGGCGCCACGCCACGATCGTACTTTCTGATGGTTAGGTATCAAGTGGTCTGCGATCGTGCCATGGTGGACTCGGGGTGCCACCACAAAGGCTTTGCGGGCGCGAGGGCTGGGCGGTAGGGTGGGCGAGATGTTGGGCAATCTGACAACCCACAATATCCCACAATCCCCCACAGTTTAGTCAGGTATTCTATTTACATTTAATCCGAAAGGTCTGTACAATAGAGGGTATCGGAAGTGCAGTGGCTAATCCACTCAAACGCAAACCCAACCGCGATCTATAAGGGGGAGCCGGCAGAACCGGTGCTGTTATCCAACACAGCGTATGTTAACAGATAGTAATGCTCAGAGCGCCTTAGCAATAGGGCGCTCGAGGCAGTACTAACTAACAGGAGATTTAAATATGAGCAAAACCAAATACGCCGTAGAGTTTGCAGGTCAAACATTTACCCGTACCACTGCCCGTACTTACAGCCATATCGTAGTAGCCAAGAAAAGCAAAGCCAAGGCACTGCACTGGGCGTCAGTTTGCACAGACGTCAACGCCCAGTACATGGTCGACCATGCACTAGGCAAGGCGCCAGTCTACTCTTGGGAAACACCTAAAAGCATCGCCGAGTATGTAGCCAAGGGCAACGCAATCCTAGCCATCGGCATGGACGCACACCAAGCCCAGTACAAAGCTAATTCAATTGCTGAGATCGAGCGATACGCCTCAGAGGGTGCATATGATACTTATGTGATCCAAGGGTGGTGTGGTCGTGCAGATCTAGCCCAAAAGCTAGCCAGTTCACTCGGCGACTCATGGGTGGACGTGCAGATAGTTGAAGTTAAGTAATACAGGTCGAAACCGGAGCGATCCGGTCTGCACGTTAGGCGTGCACTGATGATGACCAACCAACACGGAGGCTATATGCCAAAACATTCTGAGATTAAAGGCAGTCAAAACCGCATTTTGACCATTGAGTTTTTAAATGACCTGCTAGCCGGTGGGTTTACCAACATCGGCGTGAGCGATCGTAGCCTGTCGCTATCGTATCGCGCCCAACACCTGCGCGGTGGTAAGTTCAGGGGCGTGCCAGTGTTTGCCATCGGCACCGACGAGCTCGGCAACCACCTAGTATTGACGGCAGATCGCCGAGTGATTAACATTGACTAACGGAGGCAATATGACATTCAATTTAAGCTATGAGCAACGCATGACCCTGATCAGATCCATTTGGAGTAACCTAGGCGAGCACGAGCAATACCTCACCGACGACAGGTTTATCAAAGATAAGATCGAAGAGCAAATTCAAAAGCTAAAAGAGCTCGAGACCATATTGTGGGCAGGCGATAATAAGTAATAGGTCGAAACGCCGTAAGGCGTCTGCACGTGATGCGTGCACTGATGATGACCAATACAGGAGATACACAATGTCACAATACACAGTACTAATCACCCTCACAACCTCACGCACCATCGAGGCGCATTCAGCCGAAGAGGCAAGAGAACTAGCATTAGGCGCATACATGAATGGGCATATTGAATTGGACACGATGCCAATTTTTGAGTGCGAAGAGTGCGACAAAGAAGAAGATTAACAGGTCGAAACAGCCTAACGGCTGTCTGCACGTGATGCGTGCACTGATGATGACCAAGGCACCTCTTCCTAGGCTAGCAACCCCTAGGTCGGTAGCAATGCCTTATAATCAACCCAAACCAATACAGGAGCCACCATGAGCTATATATCAAATGCAATAATCGACAATGCAGTCGATTTAATTATCAACACTAGGGATTTTTGTGGCGACGAAAAACAGGCCGTCAAAGATTTTTGCAGTGACGAGCGCATCGCCGACTGGCAAAAGGTATGGCGCATCGCCAATTTCAGGGCTAACGCCCAGTGGAACCGGTATCAAAAAGATGCCGGCGTTAATCCAAAATATACATTTTAATCGGGGGCAACATGAACTTTCAATACATCTGCAATAACCCACGCACAATCGAGGCAGAGTCCCGAGACTGCGTGGTTCGGGCGCTATCGCTCGCATTCAACCGCGCCTATCCCGAGGTGCACGAGGTATGCGCCAAGGCAGGGCGCAAGCCACGCCGTGGCATGATGCGAGCCCAAACCGACAAGGCAATCCAAATGCTCAGCGCCAACAAGGACGCCAAGCTCGAGCGATACAGTCGGGGCAACCGGTGCACACTGGCAACGTTTGCCAAGCACAACCCCAAGGGTAACTTTATCGTGATCAAGAGCGGACACGCCGTGGCGCTGATTGACGGCGTGTACCACGACAACGGCAACACCGAGGCAGGTCTGCCACGCTCGATCGTGCAGGCGTGTTTTAGGGCTAAGTAAAATCAGTGGCTCGTTCTATGAGCCACTGACCCAGTATAATAATCACATCAACAGGAGATAATATGAGCTACGATAAAGATTGCGCTAAGATTTGGAACCAACCACGCGCCGAAAATCCAAAGTATCGAATCACTAGGATCGGCTATCGTCTCGATAAGTTTATCGTGATGGCAGATCACGGCGGGTGGTCTAGCAGTGTCAGCCGTTCGTTCGACACTGAGGCAGAGGCAAAACAATTTATAGAGGGGTTAACAAAATGAAAGCACTACAAGCATATATTAATCGCATGAACAAACGCGCGCTTTATCCTGTCAGTCTCGATAGCGCAGAAGATCGTAAGCGCATCGCGCGCCGTATTGACAGCGAGTTGAGCCCCGAGAACCTCACCATGGACGGCGAGCTCTCACGCTCTGAGGTAAACCGCAGGTATAATAATTTAATCCGAGTCGCTGAGCAGTTACAGAAACTTGATCCATCAATTCAATTTTGGGAGGTGTAATATGGCAAACTTACAATTCGGCGTGCGTGAGCTAGCAAAAAAGTTCTACCACGACTATCAGGAAGAGCTCTTCAACGTGATCAACGACATCGAAGACCCAGTGCGTGCTCTCAGGTATTTGCAGGGCATCGCACGCTCTAATCAGTCGTCATGGTCGGGTGGCTTTAGCGCCACCAACATGGAAGAGCAAATCAAGCGTGAGCTCGCCATCGACATGATGGAGTATGTGATTAATAAGATGGAGTACTCAACAAAGGAGGCAGTATGATCAGTTTAAAATCATTGATCGACACCACGATCAAGGTGCGCTACGAGCCTGAGTATCAGGCCGGTATCACGGACGCAGAGGCACTAGGCGCTATGATATCGAGTTATTTTAAGTGGGATGGCGCTCAGATATTAGATGCGCTACAATACGCACTGGAGGACGCTAATTTTCACAGCGTCAACGAACAGATCAACGCAATAAGGGAAAGGGAAGACCTATTATGATGAACCTAGATAAGATTATTGAAGAGGCACAAAAGCTAGGCTACACGTTTACCATGGAAGAGGCACAGGACGTGATAGACACCAAGCCATCGTGGTTTACAGAAGACGAGACGGAGGCAGACGCTGTCGCCGATTACATAGACGCATTTGGGGGATGATATGACACGCAAGCACAGACTAGCATTTAACGCACTCAAAAAGATCAACGCGCCGGTATACGAGCGCTATGACATCAAGAACTTTCAGATCAGCGCCGAGCATAACTTTGACCCGAAGTACGGCGACACATTGTGGGCGGACTATTACGACGGGCACACGATCGGATCAGATTGGGAGTTTGGTGTCAACCCACTGATCACCAACACGTTACATAAATACGGACTCTACGCAGAGTGGATTAACGCAGGCGAACTGGGAGTGTACGAATGACCGACATTTTTATAGCAGATAGCGACCAACCATTTACCTGCCCCTACGATGGGGCAAGGACGGAGGCAGTTAGCAACAATGGCTTTATATATGTAGAAAGGTGCACGTGTTGCAGTCGCACCATTAACTTTGAATTTGACGATGAGGAGATTACAGAATGAACAGACTAATTAAGGCAGTAGAAATTTTAAAAGATCGTTACAAGCACGAGATCTACAAGGACGGCGACTGGTCTTACAATTTGTGGTCGTGGACTGTCACCATCGCAGTAAACGAAGAGGACGACAATTGGTACGACGTCGTGGCGTATCGTGCTAAGAACAATACAACCGATTGGTCGGACTATGTAGTCCTGCCATCTTATCCAGTACAATGGGAGTTAACTTATGAGTAAATATATTGTGACGTACGTACGTGAATCGTACTATTCAATCGTAATTGACGCCGAAGATATCGACAAGGCGCGCGAAAAAGCATGGGATGTAAGTCTTTCAGATTTAGAGCATGATTATGACAGTGGCGTGTTTAAAATTAACAGTGTAGTACCACAAATAGGAGTAACAAAATGACATTCACATTAGAAGACGTAAACAATATCGAGTTTGACGAAGAGATCAGCGAGGCAGATTACTACGCCTCCATACAGCGAGCAATCAACGGCGGTATGTGGTCACTTCAAGGGTCGTATGGTCGCACCATGATGGAGGCAATCGAGGCAGGCAAGTGCCTGCTCGGACTCAAGGGTGCCAGTGACTACTGGGGCAACACCATCCCGTCACGCCTCCAAGTACAGGACGGCACCAAGGGATCGTGGGAGTACGTCAAGCAACACAACGGCGTAGTATGGGCAAACAAAATGGCAGGAGTGAAATAACATGACAGCAGAGCAATTGTATGACCTATTGGAAGAGGCAGGCATCGAGTTTGACGTTGTAGAAATATTCGAGGGACTGCGCACGATTAACGTTGTTGTAGAGGAGGAATAATGGACAAGCTAACTAAAAATCAATTGGCGCTACTGAGCGATATCTTAACGCAATACTGTGAGGACTGCGACACGTCGAGCACCACGGCGCACCTAGTCGACAACATATGGCATAAAATTGCTGTAATGCACGGGCTCATCGACGACGAGCACACCACGCCTAAATTTGAACCTGCGGAGGAGGAATAACCATGGCATTCTATTACTTTGGCGACATGGAGTTTGGCGACTTTGTAAAGGGCGACGATTACTATCCAGTGGCGCTCATTCGTGCAGTGCACGACACCCGTGAGTTTGCCACCGAGGAAGAGGCGGACGACTACATGGTCGAGCAGGGGTTTAGTGGGTATGTAAACGCCGACTCTAAAAATATTGAGATATACTTTGCAAAGAAATAAAAAGGTCTGTATAATATTACTTTTAACGGAGGAATTATGAACACAATCAACGTACCATCATTTAACGAAGTCCCTGCATTCACCGACGACTTAGTCGACCAGTTGGGCGCAGTCAAGCAGGCCATCGACGAGCTCGAGGCCACAGCACGTAAGTTCAAGGCCGAGCTCATCAAGCGTGGCGTGGGCACCTACGAGGGCTCTAAGTTCTTCGCCGAGGTGCAACACTACGATCGCGCCACGATCAGCCCAACCCTCGTGCGCAAGCTCAGCAACGACGAGTTTGTCAAGCAGGTCACCGAGGTCAAGGCAATCGACGCAGTAGTAGTCAAAGCACTGGGGGTGTAGCATGAAACTGACAGTGATTGGCGCCAGTACCGAGGGCAGTATTTTTGCCTTTGGACTGTACGAGACAGTGAAAAAAGCAGAGGAACGAATCGAGAGCCTGCAAGAAAAGCACCCGAGCATTTCGTTCTTTTGGGTTAAGATAAACAAATAGGGAGGGCATATGAAGATCGGCGACGTACTACACAACGGCGCCACTGTGCTCCAGTTCAGCGACAACGCGATACTGGCGACGTGGCGCAGTAAGGTAACGCCATTCGTAACGTGGCGTTACTTTGAGAACGATCCTAGGTCAACGTCATGGGGTCACTACTTTAGCAACCTAGAGGACGCAGTAAAGGACTACGAGGAGAGAAAATGAGTAACTACAAGTACATCCTGATCGACGAGTTTGGAGGGGCTATGCGCAAGTTTGCGAGTAAGTTGGAGGCTACCCCCTACCTTACCGACGGGACGCGCCTAGAGCCCCTGCCAAAGGCTCCAAAAACGACTCTATACCAACAGGCAATGCTTACACTAGGGGAGGCACCATTTTGAAAATTGTCGCATACTTTATCTTATTACTGGCGTCGTACAGCCTATCCATTGAGTTTTCGTGGGAGTACCTGACGTGGTTTATTGTCGGGCTAATCATATTGATACCATACCGAGACCTACTGTCTCACCACCTAGGGAAATTACATGAAAGAAAATGACATACTGAGCGACTACCTCAAGTCACTGTACGGCATCGAGCCGTTGACAGTGGAGGAAGAGCACGAGCTAGCGGGTAAGATTGCCAAGGGTGACGAGCGTGCGCTAGAGAAGTTGATCAAGCACAACCTGCGCTTTGTGGTCTACGTCGTCCGTAAGATGACGGCGTGGAACCACGGCAAGGTGCCAGTGGAGGACATGGTCGCGATGGGTAACGAGGCACTGTTTACAGCAGGTCGCAGGTGGGTGCCTAAGAACAACGCACGCTTTGCCACATACGCCAAGACGTTTATTGAGAAGGGCGTACGGCGTGACCTAGACAACACGGCAAACATCATACGGCTACCGATCAATATCATGGAGCAGGTAAAGAAATTGAACTACACCGAGCGCTCGCTATCCCAAGTACTGGGACGCAAACCCAAGACGAACGAGATAGCCACGCTCATGGGCGTGACAGAGAGCAAGGTGCACCAGTTGCAGGGATACATCGCACGTGAGCCAGTCTCACTTGACCACATCAACCAAGAGAAGTTTACCGAGGAGCACTTAGATGATTGAACTAAACGAAATACAACAGAAGGCATACGCACGCTTTATCAAGGCACGCGACCGAGTCGGACTGGGCGCCGTCAAGCCAAACAAAAACTACAGTTGGGTGCCACTATCCGACTACTCGGCGTGCGTGGACGTCGCAGGCATGAACCACCCCCTATTCGTACAGAACGACGAGTGGCTCGAGTACAAGGAGGCATTCTCGGCGTGGCTAGCAGTTGAGCCTGAGTTCAGAGACAAGGAACGTATGCGCATGAGCAGGGGCGACTACGGCGCGCAGGACAGTTGGGAAGAGCGTGGCAACAAGGTCACGGACATAGTCAACAAGATCAAGGAGGAAAAATGAGGGTGATACCAACGGACGTATTTGACGACGCCGGCAACCTCGAAAAGGTCGAGTTTTACGACGAGCTCGGTGGCTTTCAGTTTCAGGCTATGTGGGACCCATCCGACGAGCAAACGGCAGACAACCGCCGAGAGTTCAGGGAGTGGGCCGAGACCATGGCAAAGCGCATGGACTACGAGGTAGCTAAGTGAGACGGGGGGACGACTACGGCGAGAAGATACGGCGTAAGTTCATCGAGTACGACCCCAAAATAGACAAGATAAGGCGCAGGGAGAACCTGCTCCTGCTAATCTTGATCCTGTACCTTGGCGGGCACGTGATTTATGCTCTATTTTTCACATTGTGAAATGAAACGAGCTAAGTCATTGATCTTCGACGGGCTCGCGGTACTTGCGGGGGTACTTTTACTATTTTTATATTTTTTTAAAAAAGAAAAATAAAGATAGAGGGTAAACTGGAATTAACCCCCGCAACCCCCGCATCCCCGTCAAACATCAAGGACTTACAGCAACTCATTTCACATTGTGAAATATCAGCACCCAAAAATTTGCATTAGTAAGTGTGAAGAAAGGAAACTATGACAGATAAACCAATTTGTTTACCCGTGCAATTCGCCACGATACCACTGGAATTGAAACGAATCCCTAGGTGGGTACTGTGGCGCCTTGTCGAGGTAGGCGACGAGGGCAACAAGCGGTGGTCTAAACTGCCAACGCAGGTAAGTGGACAACCTGCCTCGTCAACCAACCCGACGACGTGGACAGACTTCCCGTCAGTCCAACACGCCTACGAGGAAGACCCCGAGAAGTTTGCCGGTATCGGCTTTGTATTCACCTCGGAAGACAACCTAATCGGCGTGGACTTAGACGACTGCTATGACTACATCGCAGAGCGTTTCACAAATGCTGCACTGCAACATATATCCGACGAGCTACTTGGATACCACGAGGTCTCACCATCGGGCACCGGCATCAAGATATTCACGCGCGCTGATTTAGCACACGCCCACGTCGACCACAGCCAAGGCCTAGAGATCTACCCACAGGGCAGGTTCTTCACAGTGACGGGGCACTACCTAGGTGGCACGATACCAACCGAGGCGCAGGATCTCTCGGCGTTCATACCCGAGCGTGCACTGCACGTGACCGGCGACGCATTCGCGGACTACGTGCCACCGGTCGAGGGCTACGACCTGCACCGAGTCGAGATGGAGCTACTATCCAAGCTCGACCCTGACTGCGGGTACACAGACTGGATGGGCGTGGGATTCGCGCTCTTCCACCAGTTTGGTGGGGACGTCGAGGCCTGCGAGCTGTGGGATCGTTGGAGCTCGCAATCCGGCAAGTACGCATCAACCGGCATGAATAGCTGTGAGAGTAAGTGGCGCACGTTCAAGAGTGGTGGCGCGACTCTACGGAGCATCATCTTCAAGGTAAATCAGAAAGAGAGGGCGGATGCGCTCGCTCGGGGCGAGATAGTACTCGACTCGGGCGCGATGAATCACGCACGCACCTTTCTCGACGCGCTCTACTCCAGCGAGGAGGGCTACCGGCTAGTGCACTACGCGGAAGACTTTTTCATACACGCCGGCACGCACTACGAGATCATCGAGGAGGCAACGATACGCTCGAAGTTATACGCGTTCCTTGATAAGTGTAAGAAACCGGCCAAGGGCGGTGCCTTGGCGCCGTTTAACCCATCGCCTGCCAGTGTGTCGGCCTCTATGGACGCGATTAAGTCGATCGTGCACCTGCCTAATCACGCAAACACCAAGCCACCGATTTGGTTTGAAGAGTATCAGGCAAATAAGCCCGACGCGTCGAAGTTGATCAGCGTCAAGAATGGCCTCTTTCACCTAGAGGATAAGATCTTACTGCCACACTCGCTTGGGTTTTTTACACAGCACTCGCTACCATTTAAGTACGACCAAGGCGCGACCTGCCCACAGTGGGACGCGTTCTTACAGTCGATATGGGAAGACGATCAGGAGTCGATCGACGCACTGCAGGAGATCTTCGGCTACATCCTGTCGGGAGACACGAGACAGCAGAAGTTTTTTAACGTAATTGGTCCGCGACGTAGCGGTAAGGGCACGATCAACAAGGTGCTCGTATCACTATTCGGACAGCACAACACTGTCGCGCCACAATTGGAGGAGCTCTGTGATACATTTGGCTTACAACCATGGCTTGGAAAACCCCTTGCCTCATTTACTGACGCTCGTGCACCTGAGCGTAATCGTAGCGCTGTCGTTAGCCAGTTGTTGCGTATTGTGGGTGGTGATACTGTCACCGTTAATCGCAAAAATAAAGAGGCATGGTCGGGCTATCTACCAACGCGTATCATCGTATACTCGAACGAGGCGTTGCAATTAACAGAGAACAGTAACGCGCTCACCGGTCGTATGTTGGTGCTACGCATGACCAAGTCATTCTATGACAACGAGGACACCGACCTGTTTAATAAGCTATCCGGCGAGTTGGCCGGTATCTTTAACTGGGCGATGGCCGGACTTGATCGCAGGCTTGCACGTGGTGGTCACTTCGTACAACCACAGTCAGGGCGTCAGTTGTTGCTGTTGATGGAGCAGTTGGGCAACCCACTGAACTCATTCGTGGAGGACACGTTTGTGTTTGACCCAGTGTCGCAGGTTAAGAAGGACGACGTGTTCCTATGTTGGAAGAGGTGGGCGCTTAAACGTAGCCTACCACCTGGCTCGGAGATGTCATTCAAGCGCAGGTTCTTGGCCGCGACACAGGAGAAACGCATCGAGGCGGGCGAGAGCCGGTCAGAAGGTAGCCGTACCCCGATCTACTTGGGGCTACGATTTAACACATCGGCCGGCGAGTACTTAAAAACAGTTGAGACATTTGAAACGGAAGGGTATTGATGGACAACAAAGATGAGTTGATGTTTTTTGCAGGGCTCGCATTGATGGGCCTAGTTGCGCGCGGGGAGGCACCAAGCTCCGCGTCTCAGCAGGCGTGGCAGTACGCTGAGTTTATGATGGCACACAAGCCCGATGCGGAAGTTTAACTTTAGGAGGACCACCCTGCGCACTGGCTTTACTGAAATCTTTGGCGGGGTGGGTAACCGACGCATTGTGTTTATTAACAAAACCGATAAGCCAAGCCATTACAAGCGCACCAAGATGCAGATGTACCGCAGGGCCTCGCAGGGGTGGCGCAATCAAACTTACGCTCGCCTGTGTGCACTAAAGATATACGTAAGATTTGGCAAACGTAAACCATCGAGGAGGTTTGGGTTATGAACACACCGGACAGGTGGGTAATAGTTGAGGTAATAGCTGGTGACACGCACCTCTACCGCGTGTTTGGTTGTTGGTATGGTGGCTACGCTGGATCAGACTCGTGGCAGATGAATAGTGGTATTGTGGGCGTAGATGTAGAAAAGCAGTACTACGACTTTCATGGCGCCTCGGGGTCTGTGTACCGGTGCTACAAACATAATTACGGCACACACATGTACGGCACATCGGTGCTTAATAATTTGATCGCCAAGGCAAAGGAGCAGGGCACCACGATCAACATCATGCCGGAAGAAACAAACTGGAAGGAGTTAGTATGTACCACACAGTGAAAGAGTACGAAGACGCAGTAAACCGTAAACCAATGACCGACGAAGAGATCCGCGTAATGATTATCAACATGAATAAGACCAACCAAATGTGGAGCATGCGCGACTTTGTCAGAACAGTTGAAGAACATCATGGGATAAAAAATGAAACGCAAAATGATTGACCCGCCAAGCGGCTGGAAGTATGGATTTCCAAAAGAGATACCCGAGCACGTCGACAACACTGTGCAGTGGCTAATTGAGAACGGCTACCCCGAGTCGGAAGTTAAGCGACTGGGCGAAAACTTTTATGTACGAGGCTGGTGGGAGGAAAAACACGAGTACGAGATATGCAGTTTAGAAAAGGCCGAAGAGTTTGCAAAGAAGAGGAAACTGAATGAATAAACCAGTAAAGACATACACCGGGGGCAAGCCAAATTATGTAGCAGAGGCGCCGTACCAACCCGGCTATGAGGACGCCGTAGTCACGGAGCCAAGACCATTTTTATCCGGAATCTACAAGTCAAAACCCCTTACAGATCAAGAGATTGACGATATTTCGGACGGGGTTTCTCATTACATTGATACATACGCAGGCAGACGTGAGTTTGCCCGCGCGATAGAGCGGAGGCACGGAATTAAATGAAACGTAAAAAAGAAGAGTTTAGATTTACCATCAAGACACTCAGCGAGAACGAGGACGGCTCGGCTAATTGTGAGGTCGACATGGACGACTACACCAAGGGCAAGCTGATCGAGATCGGCGTCATAGCGATTTTAAAAGAGCACATCGCACAGGAGAAAATGAAACATGCAAAAGAAGCCGCCGTTTAAGGTAGTGTTTGAAGAGGGCGTGTTTGATGATCTCGCAGAGGACGCAGATCTAACACAAGAAGAGCTCGACGCGTTTATCGCGGGCATCTTTGAGTTGGCCGAAAGCGGAGAGATCTTTGACTACTCCACGCCAATCGAAGAGTTATCCGAAGAGGAGCAGGCGGAGATTATCAGCATGCTTGAATACAAACAAAAGAAGACGAGGCACTAATGAACACAAGACGCGAAGAATTATCAGAGCAGTACCCAGACCTATTGGTGATGGACCCCGACTACCTCGACTCCGCCATCATGGGCGTGGTGACACGCATTGGATTAGAGGCGGTTTGTTACAGCACCGACAAGGTAATACGTTTATTGATGGAGCACGACGGCATGACAGAGGAAGAGGCCATCGAGTACATGGAGTTCAACATGAAGGGGGCCTGGGTGGGTGAGACCACGCCAGTGTTTTTAGAATGAAAAAATACGACTACTACAAACTAGACGTTGGCTTTTATCCCGATGTGATGAAGGTATGCTTTTCAAATACTGTATTCCAGCAGATCCTAAAAGACCACAAGGTTACGATGAAGGCCGAGGCCTTGGACATTGGCGTAGCAGAGACGCACCTAATCGGCGACGGACAGGACGCGTTGGTGATCCTAGTGTTTAACTTAGAGGCACTCACCGACGGCATCGACGAGGTAGTCGGCGCTATCGCGCACGAGGTCAGCCACGCAATTGATCATTTGGCCGAGTACATCGGCGAAGATGATGGCATCAAGGGGGAGACGCGCGCCTATCTTAGCGAGTCACTGGTACGACAATTGTTTAAGATAACGATGGCGGAGAAAAATAATAATGCTAGAAAAGCAGATCGAAAAATATCTCGTAAAAAGGGTAACACAAAGCAAGGGGCTAACGTTCAAGTGGATATCCACAGTGGCGGGGGTGCCGGATCGGCTAGTGTTTCTGAACAATCAGGTCCACTTGGTTGAGCTAAAGACAGCAGACGGAAAGCTATCGGCCCGGCAGATCTTAGTATTTGACCAGCTCGGCGAGGCCGGCTTTCCGGTGTACATACTACGATCATACGAAGACATTGAGGAGTTCATCCGTGACGCGACCACCTAAACCAACCGACTACAAACACGGCGATATCCACCATCCGACCGGTAGAATTTTTATTGGCTATTTTTGGCAAAGTAATTATTGGTACCCAAAACTATACCACAGCAAAACGAAAGAAGACGCCCACATTGAGATAATGTATAAAAACGCGCTTCACCGGGCCCGTCGAGATAATCTACCGTTTGATATTGACATTGAGTACCTTAAGTCAATTAAGACAGACAGGTGCCCCATATTTGATATGGAGCTATCATGGGGCAAAATTGGAGAAGGTCACGCAAATACAGAAAATGCGCCGTCGTTGGATAAAATAAAGTCTGAGTATGGCTACGTCAAGGGTAACGTCTGTATTATTAGTAACCTAGCAAACAAAATAAAACAAAACGTAAGCTACAAAGAACTATACAAAATTGCGGATTGGTTATACGAAAAATATAAGGAAGTGGAAAAAAATGTTAGACCGGAACAGCTTACACCAATACCAAAAAAATCTAATCGAGCAGGCCAAGACAATTCCCAGCTTGGGTTTGTTTTTACCGCCGGGCCTTGGGAAAACAGCGACGACGCTAACGATTATCGCGGAGCAACTCAAGGGGAAAACTCTTATCGTAGCGCCAAAGAGGGTAGCGGAGACAGTATGGGACACGGAGGCAAAGAAATGGGAACACCTGCAACACCTAAAGATAGCAAAGATACTCGGGACACCGGCTCAACGGTTGACAGCGTTGAAGAGTTCTTCGAACGTGTACGTAGTCAATCTCGAGAACTTGATCTGGTTGTTGGATCAACCAAAGATGCAATTCAACAATCTGATAATCGACGAGTCGAGTCGCTTCAAAGATCCTTCGACGAAAAGATTCAAGAGCTTGAAAAAACACTTAAAGAGCTTCGAGAGGCGCATTATCCTGACAGGCACCCCTACCCCCCAAGGGATAGGTGATCTCTGGTCCCAGGTAGGTATATTGGACCTAGGGAGCCGTTTAGAGACGTCCCTGACCCGGTTCAGAGATAAGTACATGGAGCCGGACCAATTTAACCGCCATACACGCGTGGTATATAGCTGGAGGATAAAGCAGGGCATGGACAAGGTTATCCAGGACAAGATCGCAGATATTTGTTTTAGTCTAAAGGCCGAGGATTATTTGACACTACCAAAATTAACCGAACTGTATCACAAGGTAGACATAACCACGGCAGAGCGTAAACAATACGACACACTTAAAAAGGACATGGTCGCCAACATTGGATCGGAGACAATCACCGCGCCAACGGCCGCGGCCCTAGCCGGTAAGCTATTGCAGTTCACATCCGGCGCAGTCTACGCAGAGGATGGATCGTGGCAGGAAGTCCACCGCGCCAAGCTGGAGTACCTCGAGTCGATTATGGAGGAATCCTCGGCGCCCACGCTGGTGTTCTATCACTTCAAGCACTCACTGCAACGGATCCAGGATCAATTCCCCCACGCAGTGGTACTAGACGATAACAACATCCAGGCATGGCGCGATGGTAAGATCCGTATGCTATTAGCCCACCCGCAGTCTGGTGGCATTGGCTTGAACTTACAGTGCAACGTAGGTGAGACGGCGCAGACCGTCTGGTATGACCTACCCTGGAGCAGTGAGAATTATATCCAGGCAAACGCACGGATCTACCGCCAAGGCCAAGAGAAACCCGTCATTATCCACCACCTAGCCGTGTCTAACAGCATCGACGAGCAGGTAATTAAGGTATTGGACGGAAAAATAAATTTGCAGGATGCCCTGCTGAACGCCCTAAATTTTGCATTAGTATAGTTACGTATGAAGAAAATCACAATATACAAAGTTAGCGCAACAGCCCCGCGACTCAGCGATGAGGACCCGGACCCAATCGAGCAAGACGAGAGCGAGGGCATATCCTCGAACATTATCGAGGGGTGGCTACCCTGGGACCCGGAAGATATCTCAGACATACGTCGACTGATATCAGATAAGTTGCCACCCAAGCAACAGTTTATTATCGAGTCATTTTTAGACGGGTTAACGTACACAGACGTTTGTGTGACAGAGAAATACTGGCGCTATCATTTTGCTAAGGGCATCGAACTTATCAGGAAGGAATTAAAGCTATGAGCCACTTTATTGTAGAGTATTTATACAAGGACAAGTACATGATGGAGACGCTAATGGGCGTCGAAGACATTGACCTGAGCCACAGTCGGTTTGAGAAGTTGATGGGCGTCTGGCAGTGCGAGACAATGGACGAGGTAACTACGATGCAAACACACCTAAGGGAGATGAGACGTGAACGATCCAGTAAACAAGCCTAAGCACTACACGGCACACCCCAGTGGTGTGGAGTGCATACAGATCACCGAGCACATGGGCTTTTGTTTGGGTAACGCAGTGAAATACATTTGGCGCGCCGACCTTAAGAATGATGCAGTGGAAGATCTACGTAAGGCACGGTGGTACATTGACAGAGAAATAGAACGGAGATTAAAATGATTATAGGCATTGGAACGGCACTAATGATTACCGGCATATTGGCATACAGCGTGGTAGATAATTTTAAACCAGAATGCGAGCCCTGGAAACGAATAGTTATCAATTGCATTATCACGCTTGGCGCGACGTTAACGCTCATGGGGTACCTACTATGATACAGGGGCTAACCATCACGGTAGACTGGGACACGGCCGATGCAATTATGGAGGCACACCTACTAGACACGTATCACTCGCTAAACGACAACATAAAGGTTTTAAAGTCTAAGAAGAAACTAAAAGACTTTGAACAAGAAGACCTAGAGCAGTTTGAACGCGTGTTAAAAAACATTGAGGCCGTCGGCGAGTGGTATGTATATGACTTTGACAAAAAGAAACGGAAGAAAAAGAAATGAACCTATGGAGCGAGTACGATCGGTTTGACCTGGAGCAAGACATTATGAAATGCGCCCAAGTCGAAGACTACCTAGACGAGTTCTTACGGCAGTACTTAGACAAGGCCGAGCACATGACAGAGGACGACGTGTACAACTACATCAGTGGAATTAAGTACGCGTCAAAACTTCAGAACCAAAGACTGTGGGATGGATTTGAGCAGATGGTGCACAACGGCCACTTTGTACAGTTAGCTAAGTATAAGCCAGATGTGGACGTAGAACTTAAAATAAAAAAAGGTAAAAAATGAGTAAAGACCTATTAGATGATTTTAACGTGACGCTAGAGTTTTCTGTAAAGGACATCAACACGCTGTTAAATGTGTTGGCGCAGTCACCGTTTATTCAAGTTGTTAACATTATTAACGCAATTCAAATACAAGCAGGTCCCCAGGTTGAGCAGGCAAAGAAAAACCTAGAGGCCGTTGAGAAGGCGCAAAAAGATGAAACTTAAAGATTTGTTGGACCGGGCTGGTATCCGTAACGATATAGACAAGGCACTGGAGGACAAAGAAGCGGCCAAGGAGAAGCAGATCCAGGAGATGGCCGGGGCAGTGACCCGCCTAATCATCAACGAGTCAATTAAGGAGGCCAAAGCTCGCGCTGCAGAGCGTGACAGGCTATTAATTAACCCAGATGGGGCGGAAAAGAAGTAGATTTTGCATTAGTAGATATAGGGCTAGTAAGCTGTCGGGAGACACCCGAACGCCTTATTTTACATACACAAACACAGGAGATTTACAATGAACCCATTTGAATTACGCTATGACTTACTCAAGACCTCCAAGGAGTTCTTAACCGAGCAATACAACGCCCAGTTAAAGGCGTGGGAAGTGGCAGACGAGGCAGGTAAAAAACTGCTCGAGAACGCGCCCAAGTTCCCCACAATGCACGAGATCATTGACAACGCCGTGGAGATGAACAAGTTCATCAGCACCACGATCGAGGCTCAATTGGTTGACGGCGTTAAGCGCTTTAACCGCATCACGGCAGTATTTTAGTATTGGTTGCGACTTTTTTGAACCACTTTACAAAAAAGTCGCGACTTTTTTACAATGGGGTAGGTAAAGTTTTGACGAGGGGCCAAGGCTAATATGCAACCCAGCGGACCACGGGGCAGTACCGTGCTACTCCACCAATTAATCATCGCGTCCATCGCTCTATACTTAACCTACCGGTTAGGTTTAGAGCTTTGGTGCATAACTTATGGGATATTATATGGCAACTAAACCTGGCCTATACGCCAACATCCAAAAAAAGCGTGAACGTATCAAGGCCGGAAGCGGCGAGAAGATGCGCAAGCCTGGTGACCCTGGCGCGCCCACATCCAAGGCATTTAAAGACTCTGCAAAGACAGCTAAAAAATAATGGCAACTAAAAAAGCAAACCCGTCCAAGTACGATCCAGCCATGTGCGATCGCATGATCGAGCTGGGTAAGCTAGGCGCGTCTCAAAAGATGATCTGGTCCGACCTAAGCATTTCAAAGGGCACCGCGGAGACCTGGAAGAAGAAGTATCCAGAGTTTGCCGAAGCCCTGGACCTATCCCTGGTCCACGCACAGGCGTACTGGGAGCGCGAGCTACTGGCAAACGTCGACAACAAGGCATACAACAGCCGGCTGGCCGAGATTGCCCTACGTGGCCAGTTCCAGCAGGATTACAGAGAGACGCGGGACACTAAAATAGAGGCGAAGATCGAGGCGAAGATCGACTTTAATAAAGAGATAGCAGATTTGATTAACGCATTAAAGCAGTAACCATCAATGGACGAACGGGGTAGCTCCCCTGCCGGTGCCTGATCACTGGCTAGTCCACCAACTTACTATCAGGAGTATCAATGAAGAAATGCACCAAATGTGGCATTGAAAAGCCACTATCTGAGTATTACAAAGACAAATCACATAAAGATGGGCTTGCATATAAATGTAAGCCTTGCGCAAACACGGCAATCGCCACCTGGAAAAGAAATAATCCAGAACAACATAAAATACACCAAAAAAGACGAGATTTAAAAAGCAAATATAACATTTCTATGGAGAAATTTAACGAAATGTTATTGGTTCAAAACAACAAATGTAAAATTTGTAATACAGAGTTTAAAACTGAAAAAGGGACGCATATTGATCATTGCCACACAACAGGAAACATAAGGGGACTTCTTTGTGCGAATTGTAACGTACTTTTGGGCATGTCAAAAGACTCTATTGATATTTTAAAATCCGCCCAAATATACCTTAAAAAATATAATTCAAAATTAAAGGAAAAGTAGCTCAAAATTTGCATTAGTAGTAATAGACTAAACTGAATTGAAAGAATAAGATGACCGCACACGCTCTTTTATCTGCCTCCGGGTCTAAACGATGGCTAACATGTACGCCAAGCGCCAGACTAGAGGCAACACTCCCCGAACCAAAGAAAAATTCAGATGCGTTTGATTTTAGCCAGGAGGGCACCACTGCCCACACACTAGCTGAGATAAAGCTCCGCCAACATTTTCAACAAATTGGAACCG